TGTAGTGAGGAAGAGTTCCGGGGAGCCTGGGAGGATCGGTTCACGTATGAGTATGTGAAGGCTCAGTATGATTCGGCCAAGATGGAGGGCAAGCTCAAGAACTTCCGGCAGGAGCTGATGCTCCGGATCACCTCCGACGAGTCCCGACTGGTGAAGGAGAAAGAGATCCTCTGGGAGGAGAGGGCAAAGATCCTCCGCAACAAGCATCTCTACAACTTCTATTTCACAACGGATTTCGCCACCTCTTCCAAGCAGACGGCTGACTACTCAGTCATCTCTGTGTGGGCCTACGACCACACGGGCAAGTGGACTCTGGTGGATGGGGTCTGCGAGCGGCAGACCATGGATGTCACCGTAAACGACCTGTTCAGGTTGGTTGATGAGTATGCGCCCCAAGGCGTGGGTGTGGAAATTACTGGCCAGCAGCAAGGGTTTATTGCCTGGCTCATGGCTGAGATGGATTATCGGGAGACCTACTTCAACCTGACAACTCAGAACGGGAACCCCGGTATCCGGCCGGCCACGGACAAATTGACTCGGTTCAATCTCGTGGTTCCTCTCTTCAAGGCCGGTAAAATTGCTTTCGCTTCCGAACTTAAAGATACGAGGATGTTCGGAATATTCATCGAGCAGATCGCTCTGGCCACCAAGGATGGCATCAAGGGGAAGGATGATTGTATTGACACGGTTTCCATGCTTCAATACATGTATCCGTGGAAACCCAACGAACCTCTTGAAGCCGCCGAAGAGACCGAGCAACGAGATACTCATATCTGGGGCCAGAGCAATCAAGACGATCCTGTCGACGATAGTGACCTCGGCACATATACGCCCTGACGAAAGGAAGAGGTTCCAACATGGTGACATACACTCAATTTGCGGAGAGGCTGGCTCGCGGTCAGTTGAAGAACACCGCGGCGGTGGAGAGTACCAATCTGGGCGAGATCGTCCCGGATTACGCTGACACGATCCGCAACCTCACAAATCAGGGGCTCGTCGATATCACGACCCGCCTCCCCGTGGTCAAGCGACTTGTTGACCTCACATTCGTGGACGACCAGTTCGTTTACCCCATGGTTGTTGCAGGGGCTTACCTCTCCACCACGGGGCTCGATACCTTTGTGGATGAGCAGTTCGTCAAGGTTCTGGATGTCTACGACGCCGAGGGGCTCCGATACCAGCCCAACTCGGGCGGGCACATCACCACGCCGGTCTACAACAGTTTGCGCTTCACGGCCGCCTATATGGACGATGACACGGGTCTCGGTCCCACGGTGCGTGTCCAATACCAGGCCAAGCACTTGGAGATCATCGAGGCCAACGATGACGACGAGATCCTCATCCCGCCCAACATGATCCAGGCCCTACAGCTCTTCGTGGCCTCCCAGTACATCACTGACATGGGCGGCAAGGACAACATTGCCCGCGGTGACAGCTACTATGCCATGTATCTGCGCGCCGTCTCAGACGACATCGTGAACAACGCCAGCGGCATCTCCGAGGTTGAAGAGGATACCCGGTTTGACGACCAAGGGTTCGTCTGATGAGCAACACAGAACCTGATATATTCGCTGAGGTCTTCAACCAGCGAGTGGCAGTATTGACCTTCTTTGGGTCACTCGGCGGTTCCGTTAGGGCCGCCGTTCTCAAGACCACCTGGAGAGAAACCCTCCGGGTTATTTTCGTAGGTGGCGCAGTGTCTTTCGGTGTTGGGGTACTTGGCCCCGATTTGATCCGTCCCCTCTTTGGTGGCTTCCCCGAAGGCGAGTCCGGTAGTTTGGGCACGCTCACTGCTTCTGCATTTTTGCTTGGTCTTGTTTCAGTTACAATAGTGGAGCGTATTTTTACGGTGATTTGGGGAGTAAAGAAGAGAGCGGAGGAAGAGGAGTCATGACCTATTTCAGGACAAGGAGTTGTCGTGTTGTCAGCCGGAACCAGGATGATCTTCGTGTAGTCTTGGTTGGTATCATCTGTACGGTGATTATATTCGCTACGTTTACCGTCGCTGAACAGGTGGACCCATCCCTCGTGCTTGTGTTGACACCGTAAGCGTTTGACGGTAAGACCAGATCCTCAAACAGTCACACAGCTCAGGAGAACACCGATGATCAAGATTCTCATATCCGCTCTCGTGGCGGTCACGATGTTGGGCGGTTGCTCAGGGATGCAAGTCCCCGGTCTGCCTACCGGAGTGGTTTTCGCCTCGAACCCGCTGGCCTCGGCCATGCGACAGTGCGCCACCCTTGCCGATGTATTGACGCCCGGCGTCAGTCCGGAAGCTGTGATCGGTCTCGCACGCGGCGTCGCTAACCCCATGGCACTCGGCAACACGGCCCAAGGCGCCATGCGCAATTGTGCGGGTTTAATGGACACCATCGCAGATTAAGTTGTAGGGGTCAGCCGGCTTCCCCCACTAAGCCGGCATCCTAATCGGAGGTAGAACCCGATGGATTACGCGAAGGCAAAGGATATCGTGGACAGCCTGAACGACAAGGCTGAACTGGCTACAAACTCCACTGATGCCCTGAAATGGTCGCAAGCCGCTCTGAACACTGCAAATTCCTACTGTTCTCTTACGGCGGCACGGAGAGGATAACCCCATGGCAAGAACGGTCACAGGTGGCTCAAGTCCTCGTCAGGTTGCGGCAAACAGAGGCCGTGAGCTGGAAAAGAAGGAGCAGGAGTTTCAGCGGGGCTTGAAGGAGCTGCGCAACTTCGGCAAGCCGAAACCAACAGGTCCAGTGAAGCGATCCTAACGAATTAATCGCTCTGTCAAGAAGGGCCACCCTCGCGGTGGCCTTTTTCGTTCAAGGATATTGACAGTGAAAGCCCATCAGAATACTTAGGGGAGCCTTTAACCAATAGAATGCAGGAGCGATCATGGCTGAAACTGCCCAGAACTCAGAGCCGACTGTCGTTTTCGATCCCGAAAAGTTGGATACTGTCGAAGCCGAAAGGCTGACCGATTGGGCTTACGAGCCCGACATCGCGGTCCTCAAGGAGGATCTGGAGTACGCTCGGCAGGATAACCTGGACCAGCGCACCAATGTCGGCGGTTGGCTGGACCTTCGCAACACCACTGGTGCTGAGACCGGTCGGAGGGTGAAGAAGGCCGGCCGCTCCAACGTGCAGCCCAAGCTCATCCGCAAACATAACGAGTGGCGCTACCCGGCTCTGTCCGAGCCTTTCCTCAATACCGATCGGATGTTCCAGGTCAAGCCGCGGACTCATGGGGACAAGGCGGCCTCCCGGCAGAATGAGCTGCTGCTCAACTGGCAGTTCGATACCAAGCTGAGGAAGGTTGCCTTCATTGACAAATATACCCGGAAGACCGTGGATGAGGGCACCGTCATCGTTCGCGTCGGCTGGGAACGGAAGACCGAGAAGGTTCTCGTTGAGAAGCCCGTGTACGACTATTTCCCGATCGAAGACGACCAGCAGATGGAGGTTTTCGTTCAGGCTGTCGACATGTTCCAGGCTAATCCCGCTGCCTTTGAGGCTGACCAGAATATTCCTGACTCCCTTCGTGCATCGGTTGAATACGGCCTTGAGATTGGGGAGCCAGTCTATGCGGAGGAGGTTGGTGTAGAGGATGTCATCGAGACCAAGATTACCCTCAACCAGCCCTCCCTGAAGGTCGTCAACGGCTCCAACTTCTTCATCGACCCCTCAGCCGAGGGTGACTGGACCATAGCGAAGTTCATGATCCACACGTATGAGTCCACTCAGTCCGAGCTGCGGAAGAAGCGGATCTACAAGAACCTGGACAAGGTGAATTGGGAGAGTGCCCGGATCACCTCAAATCTCGGTAACCAGGATCACGAGACGAACACTCCCTCGACCGACACCCGTACCTCGAACAAGAAGTCAACCGTGTTGGTTTACGAGCACTGGACGGAGTTCGACATCAACCAAGATGGTGTCATGGTTCCCATCATTGCCACGTATGTAGGCCAGACCATCATCCAGATGGCCCGGAACCCCTTCCCCGATCGTCGCCCGCCTTTCATCCTGGTCCCCTATATGCCCATTGATGGATCGCACTTCGGCGAGGCCGATGCCAGTCTCCTCCAGGACAACCAGCGTGTGCTGGGTGCGGTGACCCGCGGTATGGTGGATCTGCTCGGTCGATCGGCGAATGCCCAGACTGGTTATGCCAAGGGTATGCTGGATCCGGTCAACCAGAAGCGGTTCCAGAACGGCAATGACTTCGAGTACAACCCGAACAAGGATCCGAAGGTGAATATCCGCCAGATGGTGTATCCTGAGATCCCCAACTCGGCGCTCCAGATGTCCGCTCTTCAGAACGCCGAGGCCGAGGGCCTCTCGGGGGTCAAGAGTTTCTCGTCCGGTATCACTGGTGAGTCGTTCGGCAAGGTTGCCCGCGGTATCTCCGGCGCCCTGGATGCTGCGGCCCAGCGGGAGATGAGTATCCTCCGCCGTCTGGCTGATGGCATGATCGCGATTGGCCGGAAGATCACCTCGATGAACGCCAAGTTCCTGAGTGACGTGGAAGTGATTCGCGTGACCAATGAGGAGTTTGTCCCCATCAGGCGTGAAGATCTGGCCGGCGAGTTCGATCTGATCGTGGATATCTCCACTGCTTCGGTTGACGAGGCCAAGTCGAATGACCTTGGTTTCATGCTGCAAACCATGGGGCCGGAGATGGATCCCGGTCTGTCCCAGGTTATTCTGGGTGAGATCGCAGATTTGAAGCGTATGCCTGACCTGGCTCAGCGCATTCGTTCGTATGAGCCCAAGCCTGATCCGGTGGCCCTGAAACTGCAAGAGCTTCAGGTGGCAGAGCTGGAAGGCAAGATCGCGCTGGAGGAAGCCAAGACCATCAAGCTCCGTGCCGAGTCCGAGAACATCGCCCTGGATACGATGATGGACGCTGATGGAACCAACCATGAG